AAAACCCAGTTTACGGCAGCCTCCGATACGCTCATCACCAAGCTTCTGGCTGGTGAGTCGTAAAGGACCGTTGGTACCTTTCAAAGTCCAAGTCCCGGAGGACGTCACTGTTGCCGCAGCTGACGTACCCGAGGGACTTGGTTACTCTGTTAAGGTACCATCGGAGTTGGATCAAGTGGCCGACCAGAGGGAAATTGTTATCCACATACGCTTTAGCTACAAAGCTATTGCTTTTGTGGTTGCTCTTCTCCTCCAGGTCGTCTATGTCTACGGGCACGCTATTGCTCAAGGTATTGGCTTTGTGCCATGACCTTGTGCGTATTCGCGTCCTGGACATCCGACACGTGCGAGCGTTCCTTGTGGTCTCTAACGTGAAGATAAGCCTTGTAAGGGCTTAGCTTTGCGGTATCTAACCGCAAAGTGACGTTAGAGGCGAGTTACATTGAGCTAAGGAAAGTTAACCTCTATGAGGAGGGACTTTGAAAAGCCTAATGTCACTCTGGATCAAGATGGCTGAGGAATTAGCCATCTTATGCTGCACTAGCGCCACTTTCGACATTAAAACGGTCGAAAGGCGGTTCGAACATGAGGGGATATCGTTTCTCACGATATCCCTACCAGACCTTGGTAAGTCCACCCAAAAGTGGATTGATCAAGGTGAGGTCGGTATCAACTCTTCCTTTTCTAAAGGAAGAGGAAGTCTCCCCCTATTTCTAGGAGGTTTCTTCAACCGTGTGTTCGACCGGAGAAGCGGCTTGTTGCTCGATGATCCATCAATCGATGCTATCTTCGCCATTAGGCAACTAACGTTGTCTTTTGGGAAGATTTCCCTACCTTGCAGTGATGCAAGAGTTCGGAAAGCGATTGATGGTTACATCGAGTGTGAGCAGGACGTCCGTCAGTTCGACAAGGAACTTTGCCAGAAAGATTTAGCAGAGTTCCGTTCTTTGTCGAATCTCTTGTTTTCGGAAGTATTCACACAAATGGATAGAGATGTCCATTATGGTGAAGTTCTTCCGAAACATGGTCCCGGTACCGTTGCTGACAAACTTTCCAGTAATGGGAAGTATGAGCAACGTACTTGGACGACAAGGCTATCCAAGATCTTTCCTATGGATAGATATCTCATCCCTAATCCTCGTTTTTTCGAGACTTTGGATGAGATAGACGTTCTCGAACCTGGTTCTGAGATACCTGTGAAGGTTATCACAGTTCCTAAAACATTGAAAACACCTAGAATAATCGCTGTGGAGCCTACCTGCATGCAATACATGCAGCAGGCAATCCTCCGAGGATTTCTAGTAGCCTACAATAGGGATGAACTCCTACGTGGGCTAATCGGCTTTGATGATCAGGGCCCTAATCAAGCTCTGGCTCATCAAGGGTCTCTTGATGAAGAGACAGCAACACTCGACTTGAGTGATGCCTCAGATCGTGTTTCCAATCAGCTCGTAAGAGCGATGTTCCATCAATGGCCTAATTTGCAAGAGGCTATTGATGCTACTCGCTCTAGGCGGGCTGACGTACCTGGCTACGGAGTGATCCGTTTGGCTAAGTACGCGTCTATGGGTTCAGCTCTCTGTTTTCCTGTCGAGGCCATGGTCTTTACGACCTTGATCTTTCTAGGAATTCAGAAATCGCTCAACAAGACGCTGACCAAGAAAGACATTAAATCCTTTCTTGGTTCGGTGCGTATCTACGGGGACGATTTGATTGTCCCCAGTAGACATGTGCGTACCGTCGTACAAACTCTCGAGCATTTTGGTGCTCGAGTTGGTTTGGACAAGTCTTTCTGGACCGGAAGGTTCAGAGAGTCTTGTGGTAAGGAATACTTTAATGGAGCGGACATTTCTATTGTCCGGGTCCGGCAAGTGTTACCTCACACGACGGCAGACGCTACGGAGGTGATCTCGACTGTATC